TGGGGAAGACCCATTATATATTATAGCTTCATTTTTCCAAAGCGACGATGGTCTTGATATGTACAAGCACCTGAAAACGTTAGTTAAAAATTCGTAACTTTGTTTTTTGTTTAACCCATAAATTTTTTAACATGGCAAAATATATAACATTAGATACAGCAAGTGACGGTAATGTACACATTAACACAGATTCAATTCTTTACGCAGAGACAGCAAGTTCTACTGCGGGAGAAATATTTCTTACTAATGGAACACACAAATTAACAGTTACTGGAACTGGACTGACATCAGGTTTTGCTGAGAACGTAAACACTGCACTGGTTACAGCAGCAGAAACTTCTTGGACAAACGCAGCAGTACCAGTATCGAAAGATGGTGGACTAGTATTTACTAGTATCGCTATAGGAACAATTTAATCCTTCCTTTACTATCGACAGCGAGAAAGCACCCAAATTCAGGGTGCTTTTTTATTTTGTTTATCTTTGTATTAAACTTTTTTAAATGATAAATTCAGTAAGAAATTCTGTGCTTGCAATTATAAATAAAAATAACTATGGATATATATCACCTGGTGATTTTAACTTATTTGCAAAACAAGCACAACTAGATTTATTTGACGAATATTTTTTTAATTATAATCAGCAAATTAATGAAGAAAATGCTAGGGTATCAGGAACTGGATATGCTAATATAAAGCTGGGCTACGAAGAAGTTATCGATACATTTTCAGTAACAGAATTTTTAACACAAAAAACATTAGGTACAAGTGTTTATTATTTACCATCAACCACGACAACTGGTTCAGATTATTATTTATTAAATAAAGTATTATGTTACTCAGGAGGAAACTTGTTAGGTGAAGCAGAAAAAGTTACACATTCTAAAATTACACAATTGAATAGTTCATTATTAACAACCCCTAATACAACTTTCCCTGCTTACACTCAAGCTGGAGATTCTATTACAGTATTTCCTACTACAATAAATTCTGGTTCAGATGTTCAGGCACAATATATTAGATATCCAAAAGACCCTAAATGGACTTATGTTACTTTATATAATGGAGAACCTTTGTTTGACCAAACAGCAAGTGACTATCAGGATTTTGAATTACCAATTGATGACACGAATGATTTGGTAGCTAAAATATTACAGTATGCAGGTATATCAATAAGAGAAAAAGATGTCTTTGAATTTGGAAAGATTGATGAACAACAACAAGATAATCAAAAATAAATATGGCATATATAAATCAAAAAAAATATTATACAAATGACGGTGTAAATCCTACAAATAATAATTGGGGTTCATATCAATACACTTCTTTGACAGATATAGTAAATAATTTTTTATTGATGTATCAAGGAAACCATGAAATGATTAACAATGTCAATCGTTTTAAAATATTATTTCACGCTAAAAGGGGTATACAAGAGTTAAATTATGATGCTTTAAATGAAATAAAAGCACTGGAATTAACCGTATATGATGACTTAAAGTTTGTTTTACCATCTGATTATGTCAATTGGGTAAAGTTATCTTTGTTTAAAGACAATGTAATTCGTGATTTAGTTGAAAACATTCAAGTTCAATCTGCTACACAATATGTTCAAAGCGGAAGCTCTACTTTCACTTACGATGGAAGTAATAATGTAAACACACAAACTTCTTCATTGGATACATCAAGAACTGATGGTTCACTTAAAAGTATATATCTAAATGATGTAAGAGAAGAAGCAGTAAATCCTGGTTGTAATAATTGTGAAGATGATATTTATGAATCAAGAATAGGAGCTCGTTATGGTTTAAACACTGAAACAGCTAACTTTAATCCTACGTTTACTATAGACAAAGCCAATGGAGTGATTAATTTTGATTCAACTATGGCTAATCAACAATGTATACTACAATATATTTCGGATGGTATGGAAAATGGTAATGATGCAAATATTAAAGTAAATAAATTATTTGAAGATTATCTATACGCATACATAAAATATTCATTATTAAATAATAAATTTGGAGTACAGGAATATATAGTGAATAGAGCAAGAAAAGATAAACAAGCTTTACTTAGAAACGCTAAGATTAGATTGAATAACATTCACCCAAGTAGATTGCTTATGAATTTAAGAGGGGAGAATAAGTGGATAAAATAAAATGGCAAATCTTCAAAGAAATTTTATAGCGGGCCGTATGAATAAAAGCCTTGAAGAAAGGCTTTTACCGAATGGTGAATATACTAATGCTATTAACGTAAGACTAGGTTCAACTGAGCAATCAGAAATAGGTTCAGTAGAAAACTCTAAAGGTAATACGAAACTTACAGAATTAGCTTACACTAACGGTACTAAGCTTAGCGATTCCGCTAAGTGTATTGGTTCTTTTGAAGATAGTGCTAATGAAACAATTTATTGGTTTGTACATGACCCTGCTTTTACACAAGGTGTAACAGGAAAACTTGATTTAATTGTATCTTATAATGTAAGGACCGGAGGGATAACATATCACATTATTAGTATTGATAATGGTGGTGGTGTAAATACAACACTTAATTTTAATCCATCTTTTTTAATAACCGGAGTTGATAAGATAGATAATCTTTTGTTTTTTACAGACAATGTAAACCCACCTAGAGTAATAAACATAGATAAAAACTATCAAAATCCAGCAGCTAACACTTCGGGAAACCAACAGGACCAATTTGATAGAAGAGAGATATTAGTAGTAAAACAACCTCCTTTACAAGCGCCTACATTTCAATTAATACAAGCTAATAACGAGGATTCATATATGACCGACAACTTTATTTGTTTTGGTTATAGATACAAATATGCTAACGCTGAATATTCGGCAACCTCACAATTTAGTGAACCAGCTTTTGCGCCTAAAGCTTTTAATTTTAGTGCTCAAAGTTTTGCTAATGAAGGGATGGAAAACAAATATAATGCTGCTATAGTAACTTATAACTCAGGAAGTGAATTAGTAAAAGGAATTGATATTTTATATAAAGAGGCTAATGATTCAACCATAAAGGTTATTGAAAGAATAGATAAAGCAGAAGCAGGATTATCAGACAACACTTTTTATACATTCACGTTTACTGAAAGTAAAATTTTTTCTGTTTTACCTGAAAGTGAAATATTAAGATTATATGACAATGTACCAACTTTAGCCAAAGCACAAACGCTTATGGCTAATAGATTGGTTTATGGTAATTATGTTGAAGGGTATGATTTAAAAGATACTTTTAATCAACCTTTAACTCTTAGTTATACTACATCATTAAGTCAATCTCAAATTGGTGAAGAAACATTACCTGTTACAACAGCTCAATCAACTTTTACAGCATTTGGTTTTTCGACCACTATAAATGATAGTGCACTTAGAATTAATTTTGCAGGATTTGAAAGCTCTTTAGTAATAGGAGCAACAATAGATTTTTCATTTACATTTGAACATGACTCGTGGAGCGGCTCAAGTTTACCAGACCAAACAACAGGACCAACTACTGTACATTTTAGCTATACCCTAATTCAAGATTTTACAAGTAGTGCTACTCCAATAAATGATTTAATTGCAACCGCAGACTTTCAAGCAAAATTTGGAACACTAACAACAGGTATTCAAACTGTAGCAAACGCACAAGCAGGCGCAGGAACTACATTAACAGATAATTTTAACTTTCTTTTACAAGGACAATTAGGAACAGTAGCCCCGCAATACGATGTAAATCAAACAGGAAGAACTAGTTCAACACCTGCTTTACCTTCGGCCGGAGAAGGAATAGCAGCAAGTGTTATTTTACCAGCAACGCTACAATTACAAATATTAGCAGCTCAGTATGAAGAAACGGGAGTGGGAACTAATACAATCATTGAGTATTTTAAAATTACTAATGCTACAGCATCCATATCTGAAGTGCCTAATTCTGGAAGTTTACATAGTAACCGAGGGTACGAGGTTGGTATAATTTATATGGATAGTTTTAATAGAGCTTCTACTGCACTTGTATCAACAAACAATACAGTAAATATACCTTGTTCAGCATCTACTACAAAAAATGAAATTCTTGTAACTATACCTATTACACAAAGAGCTCCAAGTTTTGCCACAAGATATAAGTTTTGTATAAAAGCAGACAGAGATACTTATGATACCATCTACTCTAGTATATTTTTAGAAGATGACAATACTAATAATGTATACTTTTTACTAGAGGGAGACAATATAGGAAAAGTAAAAGATGGGGATAGGTTAATAGTTAAAAGAGATGTTAGCGGACCATTATCTACTTGTACAGAAGCTACGGTGCTTGAAGTTAAAACACAAGGCAAGGACTTTATAACAGTTACTTTAAATGGAAATGCAGTTCAAGTTCCTGAAGGAGTTTATATGAAAATGAATAGTGTTTCTTTTGAATCTAAAATGGATGATGATGATATTGTAGATGAAAAAGTGTCAGCAATAAAAGCTAAAGCGGCTGGTAACTATCCGGTTATTGCTTATCCTTTTTTCTTAAGAGATGCTAGCGGAGCATTTACTTCTAATTATACTTTACCGATTGGTACTAGGGTGGTTATGAAGATAGAACAAACAAGAGTAGGAACAGGGAATCAATGTGAACCAAGAAACAGTATTTTAGAACAAACTATAATTTGTAGTGACACCTACGCTAACATAGAAGAGTTTTTTACTA